AGATGCATTGCCTGATGGCAGACTTCTAGAATCTTTGGCACCTGTCTGACGCCATCATAAAAGAATGGTACGCTGACGTTGGCAAGGAAGAAATCTCCCGCAGGAAATTCTAGTTCTTCAGGATATACCCAATAACGAGCAAATGGTTCTTCATCAGAAGGAACCCAATAATTCTCTTTTAGTTTTTCCCACCCAATAACTTCTGGGTGTTGACTTAATACCCTGGCAAATAGGTGATTGCCAGAACCTTGTGGACCAGTTGTGATTAGAAGTTTTCTTTTCACGGATTCAGCAGCATTTGACTGGTTTTTCGGGTTGAGGACCTGTAGGTCCCTCCTTAAAAGGATTTAGGGGTGCTGGAACACCGGTCTTATTACAATCATCAAGAGGATTCTCATCCACATACGTGATGTATTTACTATTGGCATCTTGCTCTAGAATAACATCTACACGCTCATCATACCAAGCAACGGGGATGCTGAGTTTAAGAGACTTTAGATATTCCTGTTTGTACAGATATAGCAACTCATAACTCAAGTAAGTCACGTTACCCATGTGTGGCAACTGATCTAGGAAATGGCGAACAGTGCTCTCTTCACGAAGGCGTGTTTGTTGATGATTTAGGATATTCTGATCTCTCCCGATAACAAGAATCTCTACATCAATACCCAGGTCTTCTGCTGCGTGTGCGAACGCAGGTACATTGGGACACCACTTTGTACCCTGACCTTTAATCCCTAGAGGAACACTGATGCTGGTAAAGAAGTAATCTGACTGATCCCAGTCAAAGTCTTTTAGTAGTTCTGTATTTTTCCAACAGTCCGCAAACGGTTCTGAGATTCTGTGTGCTTCCCAATAGTTATTGAGGAGACTTTTCCAACCAAACACATCCTCATGTAG